ATAATTGATTTCATAAGTCCGCTGTTTTGAATGTGATTGGATAGACCGTAAAAGTATTGAACCTATCCAAAAAGCCAAACAAAGCTGCGTAAAAAGTTGCGTAAAGACTTGCGACGGTGGCACCTATGGTTTACCTTAGCGATATAATTCATTGATAATCAACCTGTAAAATGAGCATCAAGACAGCAACTTATAGAGAGCTAAAAGCAACCTACCCGAACGCTACGATAAAAGTGGGTGTGATAGGATTGTGGGTATCGGCGGCACCGGCCGACATCGAGCAGATGAAACGGACATGGAAACTGAACCACGTGAAGGGCAATACCTACACGCTGAAGGTAAGCTGAAATGGGATAAGGGCAGGCAAAACGAGAGCCTTGCAGTGATGCAAGGCTCTTTTTGTGTTCGGGGGTTATGGGAGAGGTTCTGGATTTAGATACCCCCCATTGATGAGGTCTGCAATAATGACCGCAAAATCAGTATCATCAAATATACGTCGGAACCCAAATAACTCATGCGAGGGGTCTTCGTACATGGTGAGAACCACCTCATTGGTAGGGTTGAAAATTATCTCCAATGTCCGATAGTTTGGCGTTTGCCTGGGGTCATTGATGACCCGCATACGTATATCGCGAGGGAGGTATATTTCCTCTATCATGTAAATAGCTTCATCGTCGAACATATGTTCAATGACGAGTACCATGAGGTTGTTTTGGAAATTGATATATTGTCCTAAAATCATACTTAGGAGTTTGAGATGATTAAATCAGGTTGGACATCGAGTGTTGGTGCGGTGTTGTGTGGTGGCTGTAGCTGTGACCAGGGTGTGTAGGTGGGTGTGGTGTCGGGTGTGATGTAGGCGGCGTATCGGGTGTTGAAGGTGATGGTGTAGGTACGGATGTCGGGCCTTGAGGGTGGCTCTTGGGTGTAGCGGTTGCGTCGGAGCTTGGTGAATGTGTTGCCGGAGAAGTGCTGTAGGCGGCGGAAGATGTAGTCGAGTGCGTCGAGGTGTGCGAGTGCGGTTTCGCGCTCGGGGGTGGGTGCCTGGGCTGTGGTGCGGTCTATGACTCGGAAGGCGAGGCGTATTTGGACTGTGACCTCTTCGGCTGACTGCCCGGTGGCCGGTGCGCTCTCGATGGTGAGGGAGTCGGGGAAGCTGATGAGGGCGCAGGGGAATGCGACGGGTGGGTGTGGTGCTTCGAGCTGCGAGAGGTCGAAGTCTATCCACTTGAGTGGGTTGTTTTGGCCTGATTGCAACTGTGTGCAGAGGGCGAGGTAGAGGTCTTTCATATTTTGGCGATTGATGGAGCCGCGAGGTATCGCGGCTCTACTATCTCAAGAAGTTGGTGATGAGCTTTTGGCACTTGGTGTTGAGGCGTGTGATGAGCTGCCGGGACTCGCCGATGAATTGGCGCTTGGGTATGGTGATGGTGATGGTGGTGGCAAGTGCAGCGCGTTTCCACATGTCGTTGCCGGTGCGGCGATGCATGGCCCAGAAGAAGCGGCGTTGTTTGGCGGTGGGCGTTTGGGTGATGGTGCCGCCTTCGTTGTGGATGCGCATGTATGCCTCGGGAAATACGTAGCGGACGGCATTGGCTGCAATGCGGCCTTTGAGGGCTACTCGCTTGAGGCGACCTGTTTTGACGAGGAGTGCGCGGCCTTGGCTTTCGGGTGACATTTGGTTGGCACGTGCGGGCCATGCGGTGAAGCCTTGGTCGGTGAAGCCTTGTTGGCGGAAGGATTGCTCCCATTGCTTGGTGGCCTCGACGGCGATGACTTCGTTGAGGATGCGCTGCTCGAGGCGTGGGAGGTTGCGCTGGAGGTTGCGGAGCCAGTCGTTGGGTCTCATGTTGAAAAATTTGGAACGTATATATATACGGTGTATCTTTGCCGTGCAAATGCCCGCAGGGATGCGTAGAGTGATTATCTACGAGGTCTCGCGGGCATTTGTGTTTTTAGTCGGTGTCGGCTTCTTCGGTGGAGCTGATGGCGTAGAGCTTAAGGACGGTGGTATCGGTATCGAGGGTGACTTCGCGGACTTTGAGCCAGAAGTCGATCCCCATGAGTGTGAGGTATAGGCGGTTAATGGCGATGGTGGTTGGCTTGCGAGGGTCGTTGACTGCTACGGTACTGATGAAGCTGGCCATCGGGATGATGACATCGAGGATGGGTAGGAGGGCGTTTTTGATATCGAGGTCGGGATGGTAGTGGTATTCTACCTGACTGATGTCGCGGGCCGAGATGGTGATGTCACCTATCTCGGCTTTGTATTTTTGTCCGGCATGAAGCTCGCGTGCGAGCTGAACGATGTCGGGGCGTTGGTGGAAGGCCCGGAGGCGCTCTGATGACTGGTGGAGGGTGTCGAGTGTGTCGGTAGTCCAGTCGAAGTAGGCGTGCTCGGATGAGAAGAGACGGCCTGTGATGCCGACGTTGTGGCGGAAGCCGGGGTCGGGTCGCTCGTTGGGAGACAGCTCGACGTGGTTTTCGGGTTCGTCGGTTTGGATGACGGTGCAGCGGCATCGCCAGCCATTTGGCGGGTAGTGTGTCAGCCAGAAGGGGTGGTCTATGTGGTAGACTGCCCCGTCGAGTTTTCGGTGGTATGGTCGGACGCGGTCATCGGCTGCGGTGACATACTTGAGGTTTGGGTATGTGTCTTTGCGACGTTGGAACTCGTGCCAGTTTTCGGCCATAGATGCGCTGGCGTTGGCAGTGAGTAGCTCGGTGCGGAAGTATTGCTCGTGGCGACGGAAGACGCTGTCGGCGTTTTTGCGCCATTCGGTTTCTGACCAGGAGGGGTTGTTGGTGCGGAGTAGGCGTAGCTCTTCGTGCATGCGGAGTTGCTTGGCGGCGGCGAAGTGTGCGCAGTCGCGTTGCATGTTTTGGAATAGCTGCCACTCGGTAAGGTTGTCGGTTTGGATGAACTGACTGCCCCAGCCTAACTCGGCTGCCCTGACGAGCTGCGCGAAGTGGTGGTTGAAGAGTGCCTGATGTAGTGTGCCGGCCGAGATGGCAGAAGCCCATGACGCTGTCTTGAAGGTGTCTTTAAGCGCGTCTGAAATGGGCGTAAAGCCGAGTATGTCGGTGCCATCGTCGTCGTTGAGTGTGAGCGCGTCATCGAGTAGTGCGGTGTGGCAGCAGGTATCGAGGTGGTAGAGTTGGTTTAGTTTTTCGGCACGTCGCCAGCTCTGCCACCGGAGGGCTTTTTTTTAGAGCCCCCTCCGTTCGGCTCTTTGGGTTCGGGTTCGGTGTCCGGCTCGATGACGTCGGATGGGTCGGGCTTTGGTATGCCGTATCGCTCGTACCAGTAGGATGCTCCGACCGGGACTTTGGAGGCGACCTTGAGGTCTATGTCGAGCCGGTCTTTGAGGGATAGCTTTTCGTCATCGACGAAGGCCCATGTGCCGCCCCGGGTTTTGTATCCGAGGGCTGCGAGGTAGGGCGTGAGCTTTTCGTTGAGAATGCGCAGAATGAAACGGCGGTCGGCGAGGTGGAGGCTTTCTTGAGACTCCATGTGTGTTTTGGATTGCGCGTAGCCTGATGAGCGTGCCTCGGTGGTGGTCATGGTGTTGCCGAGGATGGTGACGCTGATTTCTTCGTTGCAGGCTTGCCACAATTCGCGGAATACTTGATTTGACGCTGAAGAGCTATTTGATAGGAATTGCAGCTTCGCGCCTGATGGGGCGACGGCGTACCCTGCTGAGCCTGCTTTTTCGAGGGCTTCTTCGAGGATGGGGCGGTTGGTCTCGTTGTCGTACTCGGCCCATCTGAAGGGCATCCCGAAGACCTCGGCGTATTCGGCCCAGTCACCGAAGCCGCCGCGTTTGTAGATGACGTATTGGGCTGCCTGAAGGAGTATGCCGAGGTCTTCGTCGTCACCGACTTCGATGATGTGGTTGAGCTTGGTGTCGCGGTATGATATGCCTTGATGGCCATACTGTGTCTCGGTGACGATCCCGAAGCGGGGTTTGACGTGCTTGCGGGGGATGAGGTGTGTTTCGCCCTTGGCATCTTGACCTGGTGCAGGCCAAAATAGCTCGAGGAGGGAATGCCCCCAAAAACGGCTATTCATTGCTTCTTCGAGTAGCTTTTCGAAGAAGGTGGTGTTGACAATGCGGCTGATGTCTTCTTGCTCTTTGCCCTTGGCGGTGAATGTGAGCGTTGAGTTGGTGATTGCCGACTTGCGCTTGCGCACGGCATCCATGAGGTGGCCATCGAGGAGGATGTCATCGTAGAGGTCGAAGAGTTGGCTTCGTTGTTGGGAGTGCCCCTCGGCGGCTATGAGCGCATTGCGCCACAGTTGGATGTCGGCGCGCAATCTGTTTACAGGCTGTACCGTGACGTTGTTGACGACGATGGGCTTGCCATTGCGTGCGTCGGGGTCGGCGGCGCGGCGCATCCGGAATTGTTGCTCGAGTGTCGGGGTCTTCTGCGTGAAGAGGGTGATGCCGATACTTGCCAGAATTTGTTTTAAGTTCCACATATTTCCGAAAAAACAGATTGTTTATTTTTTGCTCTGTGAGCGTTTATCTCGCCTCGCTGTGGGCGAGTGGCCGCGTGGAGGGTACATCGTAGCACACGCGGCAGCTTTAAGGCACTTTAAGGCGGTTGGGCGGCCACCGTCAGTAGTGGCTTTGGCGCTTTTGGTTGCTTCCGTACTTGAAGTGCGTCTGGGCGGTAGTGGTGCGGCGCGGCAGGTCGGCGTAGCTTTCTGACTTGGCTGCTGCTTTTAGCCACGAAATAGCGCGGTCGTATTGGGCCTTGCGAAGCTCAATGTATTGGCCTGCTTGACAGCGTACAGACAGTAGGTATATGGCGATGTCGGCGCAGAAGTTGATGAGTAGGGGGTTGCGCGCGGCTCCGGTGGCGGCGAAGATTGTGTCTACATCGAAGGTGTCGAATAGGTGCATTCGCATCTCGGCCTGTGCTGCCTCGATTGATGCCGTGACGAGTGTATCGTCTGACTGCGTGATGCTGTCCAGCTCGAACTCTTGGATGTAGGTGAGCAGGTCGGGTTTGGTGATGAATGGCATCAGTACTTGTGTTTAGAGCGTCGCGCTGAGCCTATCTTGATAGACTCTTTGGTGAGCTGCGTGAGCTTGTTGTTGATGATGAAGACGGCACCTTCGACTGCGTCGGGGCCGTCGTCGTGGCCTTGCGAGAGGTTTGGCTCGATGCACTTGAACTGGTCTATGAGGCGGGTCATGTGTGGGCACTCGCGCTCTTTCTCGTTGAAGATGAGGCGACCTGTTCGGTTGAGTGGTTCGAGGTTGGCTTCGATGCGGCTGAACTTGTCGGGCTTTTTGCGGTCGTCACCCACGATCGGGATGTAGCTACCTCGGCGTTTGCCTTCGTCGCGGAACTCTTGCAGGAAGATGTCTTGGATGAAGACCTCTTCCATGTAGTAGTATATAGCAGCCTTTTCGGCGACGTGCTGACGCATGTCGTAGTGCCATTCAATCATCTTGGCCGTGGTGGTTTGCTCGAGTCGCGCCTTGATGATGTAGAATACGCCTTGATGCTCGCCGACGAGGACGGTGGCCTTGAAGTCGCCTTTGGCCTTGTATGAGGGGTCGGTGTAGCATACCAAATACTTAAACTTGGATAGCGGCGGCACGCTGCCCCATGTGAGGTCTTTGAATACGGCCCCTTCGGTGATGGGGTTGTTGAAGTATTCGGACTGCCCGGCCGCGTAGCTGATTTTGGACAGCATGTAGTTGACATCATCGAGGGTGTACCGTTCCGGCCATGATGGGTTGCCGGACTTGTCGAGGATGTTGATTTGCTCGAAGTCGTCTGCGACGCGGCTTGCTTTGACGATGATGCTCTCTTTGGCGATGATGTTGCCAACGAGGACGAAACGCTTTGTGCCGCTGATGGACATGGTTGGGAAGAGGGCCTTTTCTATCCACTCCCACTTTTTATCAATCCGGGATTGATTGCGTCGTTCTTCGTCGGTATCGATATCGTCGATGAGGATGAAGTCGGGGCGCTTTTCTTCGTTGCGGGTACCGCGAGGGCTTTGGCCTGCGCCGATGGCGCGGAAGGATTGCCCTTTGGCTGTTACGAACTTCCCTGTCTCCCAACCTCTCCATGACTTGAACTTGCCGTAATCATTTATGAGGCGTTGGTTGCTTTCGAGGTTGACCATGATGGGCATGAGCAGCTCGTCGGCGTTGTCTTTGGAGTGCGACACCAGGAGCATGTTGTGCAGGCGACCTGTACACATGAGGTATACAGGCAGGAATAGCCCAGCGACCACGGACTTGGCGTGTTCGCGTGCCCATGCCCGGACGATGTATATTTTGTCGTTGGCGATGACGCGCTTTGCGAACTGCTTGTGGAAACGAGCGAAGGGGGCGGAGGCGAACTGCGGGAAGTAGTACTGACAGAACTCTTCGAAGTTGCCCTCGAGGCGTTTGATACGAGCGCGTTTTTCGCCTTCGGTCTCGGGGGTAAGTTCAGTCTCTCGTTCGATGTTGGCACGGTACTGCTCCCAGCGTTGTATGAACTCGCGCTCGACGGCTTTGGATGTTGTGGTGTGCTTAATCATCGTATGAGTGATTTGATGAAGGCATCATACATCTGCATGTATTCGGGTGCGCTGGCGGGTTCGGCTGAGCGGACGAAGTCGGTGAAGCGCATCCCTACATCCACGACCTCTGCCACGCTGATGTCAAGCACGAAGTTGCGTATAGCGCTTGTGAGCTTGACGAGGGTATCCGCTTCTTTTGAGTTTGCATACCGCTCCCCTTCAGGTCGTTTGCGAATCATTTGCCGCAGCTCGTCGAGTTGTTCGTAGAGGTCTGCGAGGATGGTTTGCCGTGATGTGAGCAGCGATTTGCGCAGCTTGTCCCAGTTGCCCTCCGCGACCCATTTGTTTATGGTCTGAGGGGATACCCCGACGCGCCTGGATATTTCAAGCTGTGTCAGCTTTTCATCTGAGGTGAA